TAGCTTGATTGCCCTGATCGCTGATCACCCTCGAGACCAGGCACAGGGTCGTCAAATCCTTCTTTTCTCGTCTTTTCCTTTTGTGTTTTCAGAAAAAACAAAAAAGCAAGCGATGATGCTGTGAGCGCTGTGAGTCCGAGGACTCCTTTTATGTGGTCCATCCTATTCTCTCTAATTGTAGAACTACAAATTGTCAGGACGGAGACGACTCGTAGAATCCATATCACGAGTGATTATACGGAAGACAAAGTGTGTTTGATGACTCAAATTGAGAAGACGACCCGCCGTAAGTGTATTACCACATAGTTTCGATAAGAATGTAGTATTTGTTGATGATGTCAGAGAGCCAAAATTAACGGGTGTAACACTTCCCGTAGTTGGATCGTTCATTCGTGTTTGTATAATAATGTATTTGCTATATCCAACTTGGTTCCAGCCGTCTTTGTAATGGACTGTATTGATAACACGATTTGACCACGCGGTTCCAATAACAAGATGATCTGTTGTATTTAACCAATTGAGTAGGTCAGCTAATGCTCCTGCATCGCCTGAATACGTGCTAGGAAAGGTTAAGCCGCGTAAGCGAATACGGTCACCCTGTGCCACAGAGAAGCGACTGAAATAAGAAGACGTTTCTAGCCAGATATAATTTGCACTGGCGTCGGCGTATTTAGTGCCTGATATATTTGCCGTGTAGGCACCACCCAGAGGAGCCATATATGCTCCACTCGATCCACTTGATGAAAACACACCGCTGATATCCAGTGTATCCTGAACATCACTTACGAGATTTCCGTCAGGTCTCTCCAATCTGAGAGTGAGCTTCTGAAGTGTAGACAAGGGAGTTGGCGTGTAAACCTTCTGGCACTTTAAGAACTTGGGAATCATCGCAAGATATCCACCCTTCGTTACAACGGTGTTGTCAGAGATCCAGTTGGCATCATATTGAAGAACACCGAAGGCGCGCTCAAAATTATAGTCGGTGCCGTAACTGTTTGTATCAAGTTCCTTTACATACAAGTTCAAATAGGGGAAGCTCAGAATATTTACATTGAGTGAAACATCATAGTTTACGGCTGCCGTTGAAGCGGCATTCTTTCTCAAAAGGTAATCAAGACCTTCAACCGGCAAGATCGCCTTAACGAATTCAATTCGTGTAATATTCTTGAACTTGATTGATGCCGCAGCATTAACACCGAAGAGTTGCCCAGCCCGATTGTTTGCGGGATCAAAATTTACAGTGAAATTGTATCTGTTTTGAAGTGTCGGGTTTCCAGATAACCAGTCGCGATCTGCACTATACATGAACAAGTTGTATTCATTCTCCTTGTAGGTTAACACATCATCTTGAGGGATGATAATATCCTGGGGTCTTGGAGGTCTCGTTGTTCTAGCAGAAGGAAGCGCGAGTGTGGCATTACCGGCAGCGCTATTGTCAGCATCATAGGAAGAAGGACGTAGTAAACTTTCTAGAGAAGTTCCTTGATTTTGCTGACCGGCGGGATTACCATCGAGTACATCCTTCATAAAAATACGACGAGGATCGGGAGCAATCATACGAGAAGCCAGTTCGGACGCAGATTCTCTTTGCGCAGTCATGCGCGATGTTTCGCGTGTTGAGAGTACAAGTTGATCCTGCGCTTGTGCCTGTCCCTGCATAGAATTATAGTTCTGATCAGCATTAATGCGTGACTTCAGCATTTCATCAGATTGCTGTGCTTCTTCCTCTCTCTGTTTCTTAATTTGCGCAAAAATGCTCATGGATACAGGTTCTTCATTGTCGAGAGGAATACGAAAATCGGGCGGCGCTGGAACAGCAGGTTTCTTCGGATTCCGCTCATTCTGTAACTGAGAGAAACGAGTACTAATATCTTGGCGCATTGTCTCATCTTCTTGTTGTACAGTCACTTGGCTACGGCGAACATAGGAGAGAAAATCGGGAACGACTGCAGTCAAGACTTCCTTATTTTTCAATTGAACAGCGGCTTGGGGAAGTGCTTGATTAATCTCATTCATATAGTGCCGAATAGTCTTTACGAGGCGTTCTTTCTGCTTTTCAGTTAAATCACCTCCCAGGCGACGCTGAAAGTCCTGGTAAAGTAAACTATTCAGCATCTTTTCATTTTGAGGATTGGTAAACCCTTGTACTGACGACATTCTATTGAGAGTACAGGGATTTCATTTTAGGACACTACGCGCCATTTGTTTTTATGTAGAAAAGAGACAATCCCGCAAATCAAGCATGGCAGAATCTCGGGGTGCTCTCCGACAAAATTTCCGGAAGTTATCACCAGCTAACATTTGGATAATAAAATACAAGGAATACATTCCGCATTCTGAACCGTTAAACTGAAAGCGGCGCGCATTGAAGGCGAGTCGTAGAGAAGAATCTTGTGTGGTTAACCATTTCATGAACGTTGCGATTTGCTTCGGTGGTTTCATTCCATAGGAGTCGAAATAGTAGCACCTGTGTGCTGGAATATCGATAAAGTTGGCGATCCAGTGGCTGCCGCCTTTGTAGTGTGGATCCAGATTGTAAATAATACCGATCTTTTGAATTCCTTTCTTAAGTGATTCTGTGATTCGCATACTACACATTTCCTGGATGAGACACTTGCCGCCTCCTTTGTACGGATCGGGCGCTGCAAAATCAATAGGGAAAGGACCCATAAATTCGAATTTGGGATCCATTTCCTCATATTGTTTCATTACCTTTTCAATATTTGTGCTGTCTAGCCATTGATCGGGGTCTTTCTTCCATTCATCTGGCATTTTGGGGCGCAAATAGTGTTCTTGATAGTTGCTTCGTTCAGTCGGACTAATGGGCGCTGCTGCTAAAAAACTGTATTCGGCACCTTCCGACACCTTAAATTTATGTTCCAGATCTCTCCGAATCTGTTCAGGCTGTTTCCCCTGAGTTTTTACACCTGCCTTTTGCGCAATGTTATGTAAGACATCTGGAGGTAAACATCCATAGGAAGGACGTGATGAGCCGACACGAGGGTGGCACTGACATGGTCCTGGAGGCGGTATTGTTTTTCTTTGTTTATTTTTTCTAGTCTTTCCCATCTTTCTACTCTAAGATGAGAGAATGGCTGACCCTGCCCCTAAAAAGATCGATCAACAGAATTATTGGAGATATATCTTTGCTCCGATGTTTATGATTGTAATTGGCTTTGGTCTCTATATATTATTTACAATGAATGATTCACAATCGATGTCACTAGATTCTGTGACGAAACAGGTTAATAGTATGTCAGGACCTAAAAATATGGGGAATGTATTGCCGGCACGAAATAGTAACTTTCAGAAACCTCTAACGTAATTTACCTAATCTTTATCAAAACTCTAAGTAGATGGATATCAAAGAACTACTTCCCTACATACTTATTTTTGTAGTCCTAGCTTCAGTCGCGACAAGTGTCGGATATATTGGCTACTCGTCATCAGGTAATCAAAATAGCCGTAATGAATTACAAAAGCATGTTGCGATTCTAACAACAGTCAACTTACTTACGGCTATTTTCTTAGGTATTCTGTTTTATTACTACATACAAACGAGTAGTGCCTCTTTTGTTCCTTTCACAATTATAATGATGACATTCAATCTATTTTTGAGCATTATGGCTGTAAGTATAGCAGTCTTGACGCAATCATGATTTTGCGCAACAGAATACCTGTAGAATCTTATGTTGAAGACGGAATCGTCCGGTCCATAGATCTGCTTCTTGATTCTGCTGAAATGAGATACCTTGTATGCGAAGACCGACGCGTATAGTATCACCTTTTATAAACATACCTGGACTCACTCCTCGTAACCAGTTTCCGTTTTTCCAAATAGGAATACTTATATTTCCTGTACAGCTCGATGGACAATATAAATTGATGATGTTATTTTCTACAAACGGTTGAAAAAACACATGAAGTTCTTCTGATGTCTTTCGAGAACCAGGAAACCATTCAGTCTGCTTCATAAAGACAATTTTCAGAAGTGTTTCTTGAATTGAGCTTAGTATATGTAATACATCTGATTTATCTTGAATAGCTAACTTAAGTCTTCCTGTTTGCGGATCGTAATCCTTAACAAGAAGTGCAGGAAGCAATATATTTACAGATGGAAGATGAATTGGTCCATCGTAATATGCAAGGGGTGCTAAAGGTTTATCTCCGTATCGGATTTGACCGACATTTATTTTATTTACGTCTATTTTTTGTAAAGGGACCGCCCACTCCATTGTTTTCAACTTGGATATAGTTGTTTAACCCCCAAGCTATATAAACCGAAGTCGCCACCTAAGTGTAGATCAATGGATTCCCTTAATATATCCTGGAGAGGTCAATCAGGCACAGGTAAAAGAACACAACTTGTACAAGGTTTACAACAAATTGCTAGGCTGAGAGGTATGCCGTTCACAATCCAGAAGAAACTCTTTCATGTACAGAATTCAAAGGGTGACGGTACAGAAATTTCTACAACAGCCGACGAAGAGGATGATGCCGGTCCCACGTCTGAAAAGAACGCAATTCCTTATGAATTCTCTTACATACACGTCGGGTTTGACATTGCGCGCATGTCAATGCAAGACAAGATTTACCTTCGACCCATTCTACAACGCTGGGGCAGCGGCTCACAAGTTCTTGCTGGGCATCAGGGTCGTGGTTCACGGATTATTGTCTTTTACCATGCGCACCTTCTGAGTACGGAATCATGTTTCCTTTTACACTCTTTACTTGAAGAATGTGGCAGAGATGTCTCAGTATGGTTTACATCAGAGATGCCGATTCCTGTAAGACTAAATGACTATTTTTTGGAGATACCAGTTGGCGGCAGCGATCGAGCATTAGAAAATTATAAGCTTTCTCTAGCAAATTCTCTTCTTCCTACATGGGCTGATATTTTTCGCTTAAAGTTGCTACAGTGGTCTTCATTGGGTCCTCCTGTCTTATCAGAGACGACGCAAATTCGTGCTTTTCTTTATGAATGTTTAATGCGAAATTTGCGATGGGTTGAAGCCATTCATATTTTACTTGATGTTCTTCTCTTACTCCCGATATCAGAAGAGAAGCGCCTACGAGCTCTAGACGTGTTAGCGAGACAGGAAGCGACTGCAGCAGGTCAAACGATACCAAGTTATCGGATACCACTTCTATGGGAGATGATGTTTCTAAATTTACGAGAGTCTTTGTCTTCAGCTACTGTAGAGAATGAACCCTCTGGTTCAGACATGTGTGATCCAAGCCCAACTCCTATTCCAATTACCACCGTTACAGTGGCAAAACGACAGCCCGCTGCAAAACGACGTGGAGGAGTTCAAAAGACAGACGGATGAAAGTGTATTTGATCCTTTGCTTTTACGCGCATCAGTATGGAAGGATTTAGATGAAGGACGCTCAGTTATGCGCTGTAAACAATGCCCTTTAGCACGAGTCTTATGGATTCAGCACAAAAGTAAAAAGGTAGAACCTGATTGGTCTACATGGACTCGTGTATTTCAATGGTATGGAAAACCTAATGACGGTACACAGTGGCGTATCTTTTGGTTTCCATCTGAATTAAAACGAACGGCTCCCGAACGAGGTCTTGAAGTCGGTCCAGCACACATTAACGGCGGATATACAATACCCTGTACATCATCTGCCATCGTAATTTACAGAAGAGAAGAAGCAACTCGTGTTCTTCTCCATGAAATGTCTCATGCTGCTTGCTTGGATGATCAGTCTGAGTCGCTCGTTATGCGCGAGGCAAGAACAGAAACATGGGCTGAGATATTTCTCGTCGCAATTAAGTCTGAAGGATCCTTACAAAAGGCTGAACGGCTTTGGAAATTTCAGACTCAATGGATTGCAGATCAGAACGAGTTTCTACGACGCAATCATGCTGTTCAAGGACCAAATAACTATGCTTGGCGATACACTATTGCTAGAGAAATAATCTTAAATCAACTGCGAATTCATTTACCGGCACCGCGCTCATTCAGTTCAAAGTCTCTGCGGTTTACACATATTACGCTCTGCCCTTAAACTGAAAATTGATTTATCTTAGTTTACTGTATCTGTAAAAAAAGCGCTACATGGGAATACGTGGTTTATATTCATGTATCAAATGCTATGCTGTAC